AGCAACGGATCAGCAGTAACACTTACATCAGGTGCAGCAGCAGGTGATGAGATAGAAGTTGTTGCATACAATACGTTTAGCGTTGGTGATGCACTCAACCAAGCAGCAGCCGATACGAGATATGTCAACACCGCTGGCGATACCATGAGTGGTACGTTAAATGTTAACGGTGGTAATTTTTACCTTGCTGAAGATAATGCAGCCGCACACCGATATATGTTCTTAAATGTTGGTGCTTCTCATGATGGACATATTGTATTACGAAGAGGACTAGCTAATAAGTACCAAATAACAGCCAAAACTGATAACTCTTACTCTATTTATGGTTACCCTGCGTCTGGAGAAGTTTTTAATATAAACAGTTCAGGTCATGTGACAAAGCCTAAACAGTCAGCGTTCGTATTACAAGGTAATTACAATGGTTGGACAACTATTAACCAATCAGGTCAGTGGCTTACCTTAACAGGAAGTACTGGTGTAGCTACTAGCACCAATTATGAAGTAGCTATGGCATGGGTGAGTAATAGGTCTGGTGGTTACAATCCTACAAGCAATGGAATAAATACTTCTACTGGTGTTTTTACGGCTCCTGTTACAGGAACATATATGTTTGCCTTCCAAACTTATGTTCTAAAGCAAGTCAGTTCTACTGAGTACTATCACATAAACTCTTTTATAAATGGCAGTAATCAAATGGATTACACTATTTATGGTTACAACATGAGTTCAAATACTTACTCAACTCCAGAGATAACAAAGGTTGTTAGGCTGTCGGCAAATGATACTTTTGCTTTTAGACTGTACTCGAACCAAAATGCAGCTTTTAAGATTTTACCTCATTACACTTGTTTTACTGGACACTTATTAGGTTAGGAGGAATACATGAGCAACGCACGAAAACTCGCTTCTCCGTTTTTATTAGATGCAAACGGTGACATTGTTGCAGGGGCATTAGGTTCGGGAACAATTACAGCCGACAAGTTTGCGGCTAATGCTGTTAGTGACAGCACGATAGGCGCAGTACTCACTCAAAAATTTTACTACGCGAATGTCTCACCTAACCAACAGCCGATTAGTGCAAGCTTTACTTTGAGTGCATCAGAAGCTCCTCTTGGTAGTTTTGTTATGATGAATGTTGAAACTCTGTCTGGCAGCTCTTCTGGAGATCAATATTGTTATCTTTATCAGCAGGGCAACACAGGTATTAAAGCTGGAACATATAGCGGTAATGCTTGGTATTATTACGACATGACTTGCACGCTTTATCCAATCATTGATGCAGGTGACAGAACCTTCAATATAAGTCATGGAACTGTCGCTTACTCAACCAGCGGCGACTACAGAAAAGTTAATTATTGTGGTTACATGAAAATTGATGGGCTGGGAGACTGATTATGGGCTATGAACTAATTGTCAATGAAGCTGGCACAATAGCTGGATATATTGAAAGCGAGACAGGAACGCTGACCCAGCAACAAGCTGAAGATGCAATCCTTTGCAATAAGGAAAACCCTACAGACGCAGAGAAGCAGACAGCACAATCTGCTTTGGATACAGCCAGTGGTTATGCGCTGTTGCGTAAGCATCGTGACCGTCTTCTGGCTGAGACTGACCATTGGGCATATCAAGATACACCAACCATGACACAAGCTCAGACAGATTATCGTCAGGCTTTGCGTGACATCACAAACACATACACTTCTTTAGATGAGGTAGTTTGGCCTACTAAACCTAGTTAGGAATTAGAGAATGTTTGGCTTCGCAGCAGTAGCAGAGACACCGTTCTCAGCAGAACTTACCAAGTACACCATAGGTGTAGATCTTGCTGATGTATCTGCAGCTTCTGCGCTAAACCCTCCTCAGTTTACAGGTGGTGTAAATCTTCCAGCATTAACAGGGGTTTCTGCTACACTAACTAACGCTACGCTTGACATTAACGGAAAAGCAAATATAACTACTGCTAACGTAGCAAGCACCACAAGTATAGCTGCATTGACATCTACAGGAGCAGCAAACTTTACGCTACCTGCAAACACTGCAGCATTTACAGCTAACGTACCAAGTATAGAGGGTCTAGCAAATACAAACCTACCATCGCAAACTGCTATCTCTGGCGCAGTCTACGGTGATAACGTTCAACCTACAGGAAACAACTACACAGTAACTGTAGCTAATAGTGGAAGCGGTAACAAGTTTTACATAGATGGTGTAGAAGCTGCTGCGTTAACACTAACAAAAGGATTAACATACGTCTTTGATGTAAGTGATGCTACTAACAGTGGACACCCATTTAGATTTAAAGATGTATCTGGTAATGCTTACACTACAGGAGTTACCACTTCAGGAACAGCAGGATCATCAGGGGCTACAGTAACGCTAGTGCTTGCTAGTTCAGGTATACTACCAGCTAGATACTATTGTACTGCACACGGTAATGGTATGGGCAATACCATCACTCCAGTAGATAGCACTACCACTTTTACTGTAACAGTAGTAAGTTCTGGAGGTAACAAGTTTGCTTTAAATGGTAACACTGCACCAACGATACAGCTTGTAAGAGGTACAACATACACATTTGATTTGAGTGACTCTTCTAACGCTGGACACCCACTAGCATTTAAGAGTGGTAACAATAGTTACACAACTGGTGTAACAAGTACAGGAACTCCTGGTCAGTCTGGTGCAAGCGTGACTTTTGCAGTACCAACATCTGCACCAGGAATAGGTTTAAGATACTACTGTACTGTACATGGTAACGCTATGGGTAATACTGTTACTACTAGCGGTACATCTATATCACTAACAGCACAAGGTAAAGCTACAACTACACCAACATCTGTAGCTGCTGTATTAGCTAACGCAGTACCAAGCATAACAGGTCTAGCGTTCTTTACATTGCCTGATATAAATGCTACTATAGCGCAGAACTTAGATGACCCTATTGGTGTACTCTTTCCGTTTGATGATTTTGCAGATACCTATAGCAGAGGTAGAACGGTAACGATAATCGCACCTACTATAGGTAACAGAACTGTATACATAGCTGCTGAAAATAGAACTGTAGTTATACGTCCTGTAAGAAGAGACAACGTAGTATACATAACTAGTTAAGGATAAGATATGTCTTACAAATGGCCTGAGAAAGACCCTGATGAAACAGCAGACTTCAGCGTAGACTGGTCTAGGTTTTTAGGGTCTGATTCTATTGTATCATCTGTATTTTTCGTTGATGATTCTGATGGAACAAAAACACAAGTATCGACTGCACAGTTTGTAAATGGCTTACAGTTTATTGCAGGTACTCTTGCTGGCAACGTAGCTACTGCACGTTTTGGTGGTGGTCTAAATAATGTAAGGTACAATGTTACATGTCGTATTAACACTACTCAAGGTCTTACATACGAGCGTTCTGTAACATTACCAATTAGGAATAGATAAATGGCTTATGACTTTCTTGGTTTAGTTAATGATGTTAATCATAGATTAAACGAGGTTGCTTTAACCTCATCAAACTTTACAGCTTCAACTGGTTACTATAGTATAGCCAAGGATGCTGTTAACTCTGCAATAAGACACATTAACCAAGAAGAGTTTGAGTGGCCTTGGAATCACGTACAGGCAGATTTAGTATTGGCTGCAGGATCTATGAAGTACTACTATCCTACAGATGCTAAAACAATTAACATGAACTCGTTCCGTATAAAGAGAGAAAACAGTCTTAACACAGGAACAGTAAAACTAAAGTCACTAGTATACGAAGAGTGGTTAGAAAATTATGCAGATGATGAATTTAACACAGATGCAAATATACGTGGTGTGCCTAAGTTTATTGTACGTACACCTAGTAGGGAACTAATATGTCATCCTGTACCTGATAAAGCATACACCATAGTATATGAGTATTACTCAATGGGTTATGATTTAGAAAACCCTTTAGATGTACCCTCACTACCACAACAGTATAGATTTGCTATAGTAGACGGTGCAATGTATTATGCCTTTCAATTTAGAGGCGATACACAAGCTGCAGACGTTGCTCTTAGAAAGTTTGAAAAACAGATAAAAGACTTACGTGTGATAAATATAAATAGAACACCATACCTACGAGATACAAGAGTTAGTTTCTAATGCCAGTACAATGGACCACATTCCCTATGGAGTTCAAAGGTGGGTTGATCTCCAACCTTACTCCGTTACAACAGGGTACTAATGCTATAGGATCAGCTACCATACTACAGAACTTTGAGTCTGACAGAGAGGGTGGTTATAGTAAACTAAAAGGTTACAGCAAGTTTAGTGAAACAGAAATCCCTGGCGCTGGCGAAGTTCTTGCCATGAAGGTTGTATCTTCTGGCAGAGTTGTTACAGCTAGGAAGATGGACAATGCTACTGTAACAGAATATCAAACTGCTACCTCTACAGTAAACGGAGCAGTATCTAATAGCACAGCAGTATCACTAGATAACAATACAGCTACAGCCGTAGTAAATGGCGCTGTTAGTAATGGCACTACAGTAACCTTAGACAGAGCAAGAACTTTTGCAGGTGTAACAGGTGCTACTTCTTTAGCTGGTGCAAGTGCTACGTTTGATGTAACAAATACAAATGGTACATATACAGCAACAATAAATGCAGCAGGTACAGGCTTCAAGGTTAACGAAACAGTAACGGTACTTGGCGCAAACTTAGGTGGCGCTACTTCAGCAAACAACGCAACTATCACAGTTACTTCTGTTGGTTCTAGTGCAGTCACATATACAAACCCAACGCAGTCTGGTTATAGTGGTTCTGGTAGCAGTGCTACATTCAACATTACTAAAACAGGAACTACATACACTGTAGCGATTACTGCAGCAGGTTCAGGATTTGCAGCTAGTGAAACAATTAAAGTAGTCGGTACACAGTTAAACGGTGCTACTACAGCTAACGATGCAACCATAACAATAACTACCGTGGATGGATCAGGTGGCATAACAGGAGCCACCATAGCAGGTACAGGTTTAGCAGAAGGTCCAGTCACAGGAGTTAGCGTTGCTGGTACTGGTGTAAGCTTTGCTGGAACTATTACCAAAGGAATGGTTATATCTGGCACTGGTATCACTGGTACAGTCACAGTAAAGACAGTAACTAGTCAGACTAGTATTGTACTAGACACAGCAGTATCTATAGCTGACAACGTTGTAGTTAGTTTTGTTACTAACATAAAAGCTGGTATGTTTGTTACAGGTGCAGGAATATCTGGTACTGTAAAAGTAGCATCACTAACAAATCAAAACAGTATTGTACTTGACTCTGCTCAATCATTAGCAGATAATACTGTTCTTACCTTTGGTACGTTTCATGGTACTCAAGTAAATAAAACATTATACTTTCACGGCACAGGAACCACTTGGTCACATATAGGTACAAGCTCTTCTACAAACACACTAAAAGCTAGGTTTACTGACTTTAACTTTACACAAGAAGACAAAACAATATTTGTTGATAGTAAGAGTTTTCCAATAGTATACAATGCTAGTGGTAATACTATGGTATCACTAACATCATCAAACAGTGCAGACGTACAAGGTGCAGAGAATGTTGTACTATTTAAGAACCATGCTTTCTACTCTAAAGGTAGTAAGATATTCTTTACAGCACCTAACACAGTAGATGATTTTGCTACAAGCAATGGCGCTGGTACAATAAACGTTGGTTACGATGTAACAGGTATGATAGGCTTTCGTGAACAGCTTATCATTTTTACTACAGACACAATCAAGAAACTTGTAGGAACTACTTCTGCTGACTTTAAACTAGAACCTATATCAGATAAGATTGGTTGTATTAACCCTGATACTATAAAAGAGTTTGGTGGTGACGTAGTATATCTATCCCCTGATGGTGTACGTTTACTTGGTGCTACTGACCGTATTGGTGACTTTGCACTTGATGTTGCATCAGATCAAATATATAAAGACGCTCAAGAGTTTATAGCACAAACAGACACATTTTGTTCTGTGCTGATTAGGGGTAAATCTCAGTACAGAATATTTGCATACATACCTACTGTACAAGCCCCTGCTGCTGCAGGTTTGATAGCTACCAAGTTTATTGCTCAAGGTGGTAGTGGTATAGCTTGGTCAAGAACTAAAGGACTAAAAGTAAACGTAGCAGATAGTACGTATTCAGGTGCAACAGAAACTGTTCTCTTTGGTAATGATGATGGTTACTGTTACGTAATGGACTCAGGTAATTCTTTTGATGGCTCTCCTATTGAGGCAATATATGAATCTCCTTTCATGCCTATTACTGATCCACAGATACGTAAAACAATGTACAAGCTTACATTGTATGCACAGCCTACAGGAACTATGAATCTTGATGTAGGTTTTTCTATAGACTTTGACTCTAAGAACGATCCAGGAGTTATTCAACCTCCTGTTATACAAATAGGTGCATCTGGTGGAGGTGTAAGTCTGTATGGTGCATCTACTTCTGTATATGGTGGTGCAAATACTAAGTACGGTGGTAACTTAGATAAAATATATAAAGAAAATTTAGTAGGCTCATTTAAAACAGTAGCTATGAGGATAACAGATAACTCAATAAACCCAACCTTTACTCTTGACACAGCGGTGCTTGAGTACAGAGAACATGATAGGCAGTAACAATGGCAGGTTATACAAGACAAGCAGCAGCTAACATAGTCACAGGTAGCGTTATTGACGCTGATGATTTCAATGATGAGTACAATCAGATACAGTCAGCATTCAATGCTAGTACTGGTCATACCCACGATGGTACTGCAGCAGAGGGCGCACCTATTGAGACTATAGGTCCATCACAAGATATAGTTGCTACAGCAGCAACTCTTAGACCTAAGACTACTAATGCTGTGGATCTAGGAACAACAGCACTACAGTACAAGGACGCTTACTTTGATGGTACAGTAAGAACAGATACACTTACTGTAGATGAGAATGCTACAATAGCAGGTAACTTAACTGTTAGTGGAACTTTTACTGACTCTGGAAGCGGTACACAAACTGCTGCAAGAGCAGCGCTAAGTGGTGGTACTGGTATAACATATAATAGTAGTACTGGAGTAATTGATTGTGATATCAACACTCCTGCAGAAGTAGGATTAGGTAGTCTATCTAGTAATGGTAATAGCTTGGCAGGTAATTTTAGTGTATCAGGAGCTATTACAGCAAGTGGTAACATTACAGCTTTCTCAGACGCAAGACTAAAAGAGAATGTAGAAACTATCGAAGGTGCGCTTGACAAAGTATCACAAATGCGTGGCGTTATGTATGACAAGGACGGTGAGCGTGGTACAGGTGTTATAGCACAAGAGATGCAACAGGTTATGCCAGAAGTTGTAATGGATAGTGGACGTGGTGATTATCTATCTGTAGCCTATGGTAACATAGTAGGTGTACTTATTGAGTCCATCAAAGAATTAAAAGCAGAGATAGAGGCGTTAAAGGATGGCTCTTCAGACTAGCGGTGCTATTAGTCTAAATGACATTCATATAGAGGCAGGTGGTTCTTCAGGTACTACATGCAGCATGAATGACACTGACATTAGAGGTCTTACTGCTGCTGCAGGAAGGACAATTAACTCTACTCCAAATGGCAACACAGACTTTGCAGATTACTATGGTGCGAGTGCGGAAACAAGTTTACCTACTAGTGGTAGTACAATAAACGGTCAGGTACAACTTAAAGAAATCACTGCATCAACGTATATATCATCTGGTGGAACTTTACGTATACCTTCAAGTATGTGGGTTTGGTCAGATACTAGAACAACTGCAGCATTGACTATAGATATACCTTGTACTATAATAAATGACGGTAAGATTATAGGTAAAGGTGGTCAAGGTGGTTCTGGTCTGAGAGTTAAGAATCTACCACACCCCACGACAAGTGCTTATAGTTCTGGTTATAGCACAGTCAATCAAGGTAGTGGATCGGATGGTGGCCCTGCTATCAAAATTAATTCTGGCGTAAGTAACGTAACCATCGTAAATAGTTCTGGTGCATACATTGCTGGTGGTGGTGGTGGAGGTGGCTCTTCTGGCGTTGAACCACAAAACTCCTACTCTGGTGGAGGCGGCGGCGCTGGTGGATCAGAAGGTGGCTTTGCTAACTTCAACGATAATCAAGGTAGTGGGTGGCCTAATTATAGTACTAACGGCCCTCAATATTCGGATTTTGGCATACATGGAACAAACAATGGTAACGGACCTTTAATTGGTTTTGCTGGTGAACTTAATCAAGCAGCGTGGATAGTTTCAGTATCAAACTCTCCTTACTACGGATACTGGTCTAAAAGCTTTAATGCTCAAGCTGGTGGGTCTGGTGTAACATCTGCTGGTGAAGATCAAAGATCAGGCGGTGGATGGGGAGGTGGTAGGATACTTCCTGGAACTAGACACACTCATTACAGTAATCCTTATGGTGGCGCTGGTGGTGAAGCTGGTCAAAACGGTGGTGCAGGTGGTAACTCAGGTCAGTCAGGTGGTGGCGGTGGCTGGGGAGCAGCAGGTGGCAGAGGCTATCGTGGTGCTTTTACATCTGTACAGTGCCAAGGTGGTAATGCTGGTAAGGCTGTAGATGATAGTGGAGTTTCATATACTCTAAGCAACAGTGGCACAATTTATGGTGGAACATAATGGCACTTCAAACTAGCGGTCCTATTAGTTTAAATGACATGCACGTAGAAGTAGGTGGCACTAGTGGTACTTTGTGTTCTGTAAATGATGCAGACATTCGTGATCTAATTAGTAGAAATGCTAACACTCAACAAAGCTTCCTAGAGTATTACGGCAAGTCAGCAGAAACATCACTACCTACTAGTGGCAGCACAATTAACGGACAAGTCCAACTAAAACAAATTACTGCATCTAGTTACATTTCATCTGGTGGCACGTTAAGAGTACCCTCTAATATGTGGGTCTGGTCAGATAGTAGAACAGTAGCAGCCTTAATAATAGACATACCATGTACTGTTGTAAACGATGGTAAAATTATTGGTAAAGGTGGCAGAGGTGCTTACAGATTACCTACTTCAGGTGGTAACTTTAATGCGGAAACAGGTGGACCAGCTATAAGTGTCACATCAACTGGTGTAACTATCACTAACAGTTCTGGTGCTTATATCGCAGGAGGCGGCGGTGGAGGCGGTGCTAGATATGATGGTGGAGATCCTACCGATTCAAACGCTGGTGGAGGCGGTGGTGCTGGTGGAGGCCAAGGAGGTAACGCTAGAAACGATGCTTTTCTTGGAGGCTCTGGTGGTCAGCTAAATGCTGTAGGAGGTAATGGTAGTTCTATATATAATAGTAGTTATAGCTTTGCTATAGGAGGTGGTGCTGGAGGCGCTGGAGGTGGTTTTGGATCAGGTGGTGGCGGTGGAGGCCGTATCTTGCCAGGTGTAGGCGGTAAAAACGGAGGCGTCTATGCAACAGGGTCTACTCTTGCAGGAGGTTTTGAGATATGTGAAGGAGGTTCTGCTGGTAACGTAGGTCATGGTCCTAACCCTGTAGGTGGGTATTATTCTGATATGGCTGCTGGCGGTGGTGGCTGGGGCGCAAGAGGTGGACATGGCTCAGTTCTAAACGGTGGAGCAGGAGGAGCAGCAATTACAGGAACAGCAAGAACATTAAGCAATAGTGGTACAATTTATGGAAGCACATAATGAGTAGATATATTTACGCTGCCAATGCATACGAGACTTTAGATGAAGTTGAAGCTGCAGTAAGAAACATAAAAGATCAACTAGACAATAACCCAACAACTTGGTGTGTTGTTAAACCTATGATAAACCCTACAGTAATAGAATTATCTACTGGAGATGTAATAGGCTATGATTCTGGTGATCCTTTAACTGATCAAGAAATAAAGGCATTAAGTGATTCTGATAAAATATACAATGTTTTTTCTATAGATGCTGGCGATAATTTTACAGAAGTACCAGAGAATGCTGTTGCTGGAAAAGTAAGAGCAATGCGAACAGCATATGCTAACTGGTTACGTGTACATATATATTATGACACTGTGGCTGAAGCACGTATGAGTGTAACAAACGAGGATATGTCAGATTATGTCTAGCATCACACCAGAAGAATTAGAAGATATGCTAGATCGTGCAGCAAAGCGTGGTGCTACAGCAGCATTGCGTGAGGTAGGACTACATGATGATGATGCTCGTAAAGACATAATCGAGATGCGTAACTTATTAGAAACATGGCGTGACACAAGAAGAGGTGTGTGGTCAACTATTGTAAAGATGTCAACCGTAGCAGTAATAACATTCATTGCCGCATCATTGTGGATGCAAATAGGGAAGTAGAAAATGGCTAAAAAATTTATGGGTTTCAAGCCTGAAACAATGGAAAAGAAAATACTACCAGCATTAGGCTACCAAGGGGCAATGGATCAAAAATCTATAAATGCTTTCCTAGCATCTAGTCCTTCTGCAGCAGCCAAGATGGGTAAGTATACTATGGCAGCTAGGCAGATGGTTGAGGGTAGACCTGTTAATGCCAACACAGGTTTTGCTGCGCTAAAAGCTTATGAAGCACTTCCACCAGAAAAGAAAACGGTAGCTGAACGTAATAAGGCAATGGCTCAGTTTCAAGGTAAATCTACAGTCGGTGGCATAGATCAAAGAGGTAATAACCCTATCCAAGCTTTTAATCAATATGATCCAGTATTTAAAACAGCAGAAAACCATCAACAAGCTATTCGTGATTTTAGCAGTAGTATAGGTTCACAACGAGGTGGAGGCGGTAGTGCAGCAGCACAATCTGCGAGTGGTGGTCAAGTAGTACCTATGCCGGGTATGACAAATGCAGGTGTCTTTCCCGGAGGTAGTGCAACACAAACTGCAGGTGGTGGAACAGGAGCAGGAGTAAATGCTATGCCAAGTGGTGCAGCCTTAACGCAGCAAGCAGGAACAAATCCGGGTAGTATGGTAAGCAGAGCAAGCGTTGTAGCTCAAGATGGTGGACCAAATGCACTTATAGCACAGAATGCAGGGCAAGCACCAGCAGCATCTCAAGCTGCAGTTACAACAGCAGGACAAGCAGCTACAGCCCCATCCCCAACCGTTACACCAGCAGCACAAATGACTGCTGCACAATCTACCCCTGCACTGACACAAGCAATGCAAGGTATGCAGGGTGAGCAAGGACAACTAAGTGCAGATTCGATAATGGATGCTGCACAAATGGACCCTAACTCTGCTGCATCATTACAGCTAGAAGCTGCACAACTAGGACAGGCACAGACAGTACAAGCACCTAATCCTTTAGCAGTAACACAAGCTCAACTTGTTGATGGTACTGCAGTAAAAAACTCACAAGTAGATTCTACTCTAGCTAAAGCTGAAGCCGCTCTCGTACAAGATGAGATGGCTGACTTGATGCAAGACTTTCAAGGCGGTAACACACCAGTGTGGGCAGCAGGAGCTATGAGAGCAGCTAACGCAGCTATGGCAGCACGTGGTTTATCTTCTTCAAGTATGGCAGGTATGGCTATAACACAGGCAGCTATGGAAGCAGCACTGCCCATCGCACAGATGGATGCAAACAACAAGCAAGAAATGGCTTTGATGAAAGCAGAGCAACGTGCTAAGTTTATGGGCATGGAGTTTGATCAGAACTTTCAAAGCAAAGTAATAAATGCTGCACGTATATCTGAGATAGCTAACATGAACTTTAGTGCAGAACAAACCATCGCATTAGAGAATGCTCGTATGGCTCAGACTGTAGACTTAGCTAACCTTAACAACAGGCAAGCTAAAGTTATGGCTGATGCAGCTACCATGACACAGATAGACATGGCTAACCTTAACAATAGACAGCAAGCCAACGTACAGAATGCTCAAGCTTTCCTAGCTATGGACATGCAGAACTTAGACAACGCTCAACAGATGACTATGTTCAAGGCTAGAGAAACAGCTAACTCTATCTTGAGTGATACTGCTGCAGAGAATGCATCACGACAGTTCAATGCGGCATCACAAAACCAAACAGATCAGTTCTTTGCAAACCTTGGAGCGCAGGTAAATCAGTTCAACGCAGAACAGCAGAACGCTATCAGACGTTTCAATGCAGGTGAAACAAATGCGCTGGCACAGTTTAATGCTGCACAAGAGAATGCACGTGAACAGTTTAATGCACAGAACCACCTTGTAGTTGCACAAGCTAATGCTCAGTGGGCGCAGAACATTACTACTGCAGCCAACGCAGCAGCTAACCAAGCAAACAGAGATGCAGCACTAGCTGCTAACAACCTAACTACAACAGCTTACAACAACGCAATACAAAGAGAGCGTGACTTACTAGCATGGGCATGGCAGTCAGGCGAAAACCAAGCAGACAGAGACAACGCCCTAGCCAAAGCTAAGATTGAAGCTACAGGCGAAGGAGGCAACTTAATTGAAAACGCTGCTGGTGATTTTGTTAGTGAGCTTGTTTCAGCAGGAACAAAGATTATACTTGGAAACATCTTGGACTTTAATCCATTTGCAGGACTGGGAAGCTAATATGAGCATGTACGATCCAAAATTCTCCGTAAAACAAATGTATGACCAGTATGGTAGCTCTCGTAATACTACCAAAACAGCAGGTCCAAAAGGCTTTACTAAAAAGAATACGTCTAAGCCATCTAAATCTGTTTCCCTTGGTGGGTTCGAACCAGATCCTGCACAACGTAGTTCAAGAGGACTAGGCTCTAAACCTACTTTTAACTTTGGTACAGATGACAGTGGAGCAGACAACAATCCAAACAGAGATGCTATGGAAACTAGATCTACTGTAGATAAACTGTATGATAAGGCTGTTACTTTGCTACGTAACTTTGGTGCTAATGAACCAGAGGATGTAATAGTAGATGGGAAAGCAGTTTATAAAGGACCAGCATTTAGAGGGTATGATCCTACTACACGTATAGGAGACTTTGGTGGAGAGTATGGTAAGAAGCAGTATCTTTTTGGTATGCCTAGTCTTGGCGAAGTAACACCAAGAAGTCCTACTCCTCCTACGTTACCTCCTGCTGTTGATAATCCTAGTCTTAATATGTTTGGTGTAACACGTGGTGCTTTCCGTACTCCCGATCCAATGACACTACCAGATACTATGGATCAAGATATACCAGAAACATCTGCTGCACTCGCAGGTATACCTAGAGCATTAGCCAAAGCAGCAACAGTTCCTACACCTCCCACAACAGAAGAAGATTACATCATTCAAGTGGGAGATACTTTATCTGAGATAGCCCAAGAAAGAGGCACGACAGTAAAAGTATTGCAAGAGATGAACAATATACCAGATAGTAAAAAGAATGATATATTTGCAGGTGATAAACTAAAAGTTCCACCCAAGTT